TTAAGATATAAGTTGGTAACACCTTCTGCTAAGTCATCTGTGGTCTTACCACTAAAGATTGCGGCTTCATCAATTGAAATAACACCTGTTGTGCTGTTGTATTCAATTGGTGCTGTGTTGCTTAAATGTGCTCTTACTTCTGCCGCACTTGGACCTGTGTAAGTGAATACACCGGTGTTTGCCGCATAAGTCAGTGAGCCGTCGCCTCCTGCATCTACCACAGAGAAAGCGGCTCTAATAATTGAGTTACTTACAGAACTGGTGTTGCTAACAATGATGTTGCTAACAGAGGTGCTTACATTTACTGTTTCTGTGTTAGCATTTACAGTTACATTCGGTTCTGTTACTGTTACGGTTACATTTGCCATGCTGTGTCTCCTTAACTAACCGATGATACTGTTATTGTTATGTCTGCGCCTCCGCCGGCACCTAAGTCGGCATCTACTAACTCGATGGTCTCGCTTACTCTGTATGAGTTACCTCTGTTTGTGATGTTAACAGATGTTACACCTGTGTTACTCACATCAACAACAAATTCTGCTTCAACACCATTTGCTGAACTCAATCCAGTAACTGTGTATGTGCCTTCTAATCTGTTTGCATCTGTAACTGCATTATCAGTGAATCCTGTGATTGCGCCCACGCCATACTTGATAAAGTTGCTGTCTAAAGTTGGGTCGCCTTCGCTGTTTGTGCCTGGTCTGTATCTTTCTAAAATTGCCCATCTATGAGAACTGGTCACTGGGTTTGTGCCTTCTGAGTCTGTCCAGGTTACTGAGAATATTGTGATTGGCACATTTGCTCTTGCGTTAGGCAACATTTGTCCAGCATATCTACCACTTGGTATTGTGACATTTACTGTGCCTGCGGCATTGTTTCTATCAGTGACGTATGTAGCGGAACTTGGTGTCACATTAGCAAAATATCCTATGATATTGCTGTTAGCAAAATTAGGCAATCCATCTGTGCGTGAATATGCAACTTCATCTACTATCAGCGTTTGGTAATCTAATGTGAAAGAATAATTGGTGATATCAACATCGTATGCGTATTGATACATTTGTTGTGTATCTGGGAATAGTTCAATTACTTGAACATTGTCTGAACCACCTACGTAGTTCTTAAAGTCTAAAAGTCGACCGCTCATTGTGTTCTCCTAAGGGATAAGACAACTTGCCTAAGGACAAGTTGAATGTTTAATTACGTTTTATATTTATCCAAATTTTAATTTTATGTGGCAATATAAAGTTGTTTATACAAATATGGGTAACGAATTCTCACTGTGCCTTTATCTCCGTTTGTTCCGCTGAGATAAACAGTAGAACCTGTGCCACAAGCAGTTCCAGCACCAGCACCACCGCCACCATAACCAGTTACAGGAGCAGTTGCGGCATACGCAACACATGGATTGCTGTCATCAAAGTATCCACCATTACCAGCATTGGTACCGCCAGCACCACCATTGTTATCACCACCACCTCCACCACCGGAGCCGAATATTTCCACTGTGCCCATGATGTTAGATGCAGTGCCTTCACCACCTGCTCCGCCATTTGCACTTCCACCAAATATGCCATCAGGATTAACTTTGGTAGCATTTGTGCCGCCGGTGCTAACACCACCACCACCGCCTCCAGCGGCTGTTTTGCTGTTGGACTGTTGTGTGTTGGTTGCTACAACACCAGCACCACCATCACCTCCATTGGTGCTTGTGCCACCTGCTGGTGATATAATAGGATAATCTATTTGTCCAGCACCACCTCCAGCGCCTGCATCAGTTCGACTGGTTGCTTCTACGCCATCATAACCACCGTCACCACCTACTTCTGATCTCAGACTGCGGAATATCACATCGGTGTTACCATATTCTTGGAACTTGTAATTTGTTTCTGAGAATGCTGTTGCTGATTCTGTGTTTTCTTGCACTTGGCCGCCACCGCCACCTGCTCCACATTGTCTTTCCCAATATGTGTAACCGCCGGGTGAACCCGTTTGATATGTTCTACTACCGCCACCATCACCACCAGCACCTACTACCAAGTATCTAATATCAATGTTAGCGGGATACAATCCAAGACTGGTTATGGTGAAACCTTCTGCATTGTATGCTATGTTAGCACCTGAGAACTCATGTATTCTATAACCGATTGGCAATGATTCAACACCACCACTTAGCGTTGTGATGTTACCACCTGTGGCTTCTATGCTTTCTGCGTTACGCACAATGATATTAGGTGATGTTTCTAACAAGTCATCTCCCACAGTGCTTATGATTTGTACTGTGATGTCTACATTGGTTGTGTCATTAAAGTTCCAACTTCTATCAATGCTGGCAGCCAGTGAAAAGTTACCATTGCTGTCTGTGGTGAATTGTCCAGTTGTTGCACTTGTGTATATTTCTGTGTTGCCTGTCCAGTTATAATTAAATGTTGTTGAACCAGGCAAGTTACTGTCAATGTTGAATGTCACAGTCTCTGAGTTATTGCTCAACACAGGATTCCAACTGTTTATGCGTGTGAAAGGTTGATCACCTGCTGTGCCGGTGCCTGCTCCATAATGTGCTTGATTGTTGAATGATATTCTCTTAAACATGTTTAGTCTCCAGCATCGGGCAATGTTACACCATTTTCTGTGGCCCAATCATCAATGTTGATAAATTCACCATTCACAACTATGATCCTTTCTGCTGGCCCTCTGTAGTTGCCTTCAGAATCAAACAATCTTAATATTTGTGCTTCTGGATAAAATTCAATCATTCAGCATCTCCTTATTCGGGCCTTGTTGGCCACACAACATCACTCATTCGAGTTGCACTTGCGTATGTTGTGGTTATATCTCTGAGTTGTTGTCTATATGTTGCCCACTCTGCACGTTTTGCTTCAGTTAAGGGTGAATCTGCACCTTGTGTCCAATCACTGACTGCTAATCTCAGAGTTCTTTCTTTTCTTATTTCGTCTTGTATACTTGGCTTTTGTAACTGAACAGGCTGAGTAACCAATGTCATTGTGTCTAAATCAATCTTTTGTTTGCTTTTGTTCAACACAGTGCCCACTTCACTTTCTAACACGCAACTCACATTTGTGTTCATTTCACAGTTCATGTGTGCAGATGTAGGCGACATCTTTTTAACAAAATGTATATCACCAGTTGTTGAATTATAAAATATATATTTCTTCATGTTATGGTCCTATACTCCCTGGTGGTAAAATTGGCAAGTAATCATCTGACTTAGTGATACGCTTGTCCTGATTAGCAACAGTAAAGCCTCTCACAGTGCCTCCACTGGCGCCCATATCATTGTTAGCAAAATGAGTTACACCCATAACATTAGCCAAATATGTTTTTGTGCTACTTATTGCTGGACGTCCTATAGAAGTAGCAATGGTGTTTGCTCTATCAGTGCTGATTTCATAATTGAACTGAACTATGTATGTAGTAGGAATATTTGTTCCTGGGAATGATTCAGTAACACCTTGGCCAGCAAATGTTTCGAATATATCTACGTTTGCGTTTGCTGTGTATTTGCCTGTTACAGGATCAATGTCAAATTCTTTGTAGCGCACTTCTCTGCTGGTGTTGTATGCAACATGATATGTGTCTGTGGCAATAGTGCCACCATAAGGTATTGCTGAGTTAACTGCTGTGAACTCACCATAATCAACACCACCTAAATCAATAAATTCTGTAGGTCCTAATTGACTGTTTGCCGATCCTAAAGGTGCACTAACCACAGCCGCATTCACCATGTTGAGATTTGAAAAATCATCTTCTTCCTGCAACCCTGCTTGGATAGGACCTTGTGTGTTTCTGCTTATACCACCTATATAACTGATAGGCACTGAAGGAATGTTCACCCTGGATGTTCTCATGCCAGCAGGACCATTGAAATGGATATCAAAATCTATTTCATAAGATTCGGCGATTGGTAAATTTGGATTGGTTGGATCTGGAACCTGCGGTGCTGGTATGGGCACAGGCACAGTAACATTAGAACCAGGCTCATATGTGGCATCACCGTTTGCCGGCAAATGTTCATAACAGAAATGTCCAGGCTGATCAATGCCAGCAACATTCATGTTTGCCAAGTTGATACAGATGGTTTCAATGTCTGGTATGTTGGGTATTGTTATTGGGAAATTGATGATTGGTCCACCACCTGGTGTGCCTGGAGGATACACAACGTTTGTGTTGCCCAAGCCCACATTGCCTACCACGTTACCTGTGTTTGGATCAACAATGTTTGCATTACCTGATGTTGGGTCATCCACAATAGTCACGTTGCCAGTCACAACATTGCCGATGTTACCCAAATCTACATTGCCCCATTGTCCTGTCCACCAGCCAGGAATACCACTAACACCTGGCTCACCTCTGCTTTGAACATTTGAATGTGTGTAAACATCATCTGAGTATTCTAATAATACTAATTTTGCAGCCAGCATACCATCCACTGTTTCTTGTTCAGTGGTACGCATACAGCGGAACAATTTGTTACTGAATCCATATTCTGTGTTGGTCAATTTAACTACATCACCAGCATCAACTGTGATTGCTTCATAATCTGCTTCTAATTCAACCACAAGGCTTGTTCTACTCTGACGCAAGTCGATGTTTGCTAAGTTCTCTACTCTGGTGTTATCGTTCACCAATGGATAACGTGTGGTTAACTTGTTCTCTGGTTCATTAGGGTTTCTGTCACCAGCAGGTGTTGTCACAAACACAGTATCTGTTTGGTCTTTCTTGATCACTGAAGGATATTCAACTTCTATTTTGTTATACAATCCATAGAGATCAGTTGATGTAATTGATATTGGACCAATTAGGTTGTCATCGTTGAATTGATATGCGGCATTCTTTTCAGCAGTGGTCGCGGCTCTGTTGGGGACTACGGCAAATTTACCTTCTTTTGGATTATAGGTAAAAAAGGTGCTACATGTCTGACACAATGTATCAATGTT